GCCATATTGGATGCCATTGAAAAGGCCAACAATGGTGTGCCTTATGAAGTCACCCTGGCCAATGATTTTCTTGCCGCACGTTTTGGCGATGATCAACATCTAGTGGCCAAATATCACCAAATGATTCTGGCCAAAGTAGTAGCCGACAAGGTTGACATTACTTCCAATGGACAAAACATTGCTCCTACTATTCTTCTTGACCATAGAGAAATTGACGAATGAAAATTATCCAAGGTGATTTTCGCACCAACAGCGATATTGAAATTTTGCAAGAGCTTTATGACGATATCAAATTGTCAATAGATCTATTGCCACCTAACATTCCATTGGTATCAGTGTTTGGTGTGTTAGAACTGCTTAAACAGAATCTTTACTTAGATAACAGTGATGAGTAATGTCCATAAATTGACTTTGTTTGGCGGCCAGCGTGAAGTTTGGGACGCCATGATGTCGGATAAGAATTGTTGTCTAGTGTTGCCCATTGGTTCCGGCAAAAGTTTTCTAGCCTCCTGGATGCTGACCATTGCCGCAACAACTCCTAGCATACACAAGGGTCGTGATATACTTTATATTGCACCAACAGCGCCCATGGTCACTAGAATTATTTGGAAAGACCTTAAAGAACGCTGTATGACATTATGGGGATTGAAGGATGAACAAGACATCAACAACAGTTCCAAGACCATAACATTTCCAAATGGTATTCGCATATTTTGTCTAAGTGCTGAAACTGGATTGAAAGGTATCAATGCCAGTTTGGTCATTGCTGATGAAGCCGCAGAATTTAGTGAAGAAAGTCTACAAGAACTATCAAACAGAACACGCCCTATTCCCGGCCAAGCAAACAGCCAAGGTCGCCTAATACTAATCTCAACACCTGAAGGCAAGAACGCTTTCTATGATATCTATCAATTTGCCTTGGACCATCCAGATTCATGGACCGTGCTACATCGATCATGGGAACAGATGCGAGTCCAACCTAGAACATGGGTTGAAGAACAGCGTCAACTATTGTCGCCACTAAAGTTTGCCAAAGACTTAGAATGTGATTGGGGATCAGTGCAGGATCAATTCTATTACACATGGCGTAGAACCATGAGTCAAGAAGAACCCATTAAAGATCGCAACCGTGAACTATATACCTTCCATGACTTTAACAAACGGGTAATGTGTGCTGTGGTAGCGCAGGTTCGTGGTGATATTCGATCTGGATCGGGTGAATTGGAAATACTTAAGAGTTATGCCATTCCTGACTGCTCTACTGAACAACTAGCACAGGCCATTAGATATGACTTCCCAACTAGAACCATACAAAGCATTATGGACATGTCGGGTGCACAAGTCAATAGAGATACTACGAGTCAGTTTGGTGTCACCGACAAGACCATTTTAGAAAAGTATGGATTTCGAATCATGAATACTAGAAACTCAAATCCTCTAGTAAGTGATACTGACAACAGTTCAAACGCTTTCATCAACCAAGGACGTTTAAAAGTTTGGTCAGGTGAGATCAAGTTATTAGATGCCATGGAAACCTATCACTATGAAGATGGCACACGTAAGAAGTTAGTCAAGTATTCGGATGCCAAGTATGCACACATTGACGGTTTGGGTGACTGTATTCGTTATGGTATTCATTATCTATTCCCAATGCAACACGAAAATGTAGGTGGTGCTGAATATATGGATGGACATGAACGCTTTGATTTGGAACCTGGCTTTCAATATCTAACTGAAACCAACGTGCCTAAGACCCAAGATGGCATGCCAACCATAGACTATCTAATCAAGAAAACCTACGAAGACGTTGACGAATCATGGATGTAAACGGTCAATTTGAACCGTAAATAACACCATTTCTTGCCTGATAACTAAATACTTGGTTATAACAATTCCTAGGAAAAACGCATGGCTTTATCAGTTAGACAGTTAACTGCACCTTCTCATTTAATGCAGACCATCCAGCCACAGATGACTGCTTTCCGTGCAGCCTATGAAGGTGGCCCAGCATTTAAAAATTTAGTATTAGCAAAACGTCCCAGTGAAGATGCCGCACTATTCCGCGATAAACTTCTCAACGTAGCTGTGATGCCTGTAGCGAAAGCTATTGTGGATGAAATTGTCGATGTGGTCTATGAAGAAGAACCAGTTCGCCATCCAGCTTTCCTAAGCCGTGCCAACAATGCCGACATTGGCATTCCTGATTGGTATCGTGACTTTGAACTTAATGCTAATCTAAATGGTGATTCATTCTCAGCTATTATGGAACAGGCTGCAAGCATGGCCGGCATTGAAGGTTGGTCATGGGTCTTTGTTGATCTACCTGAAGATCCAAGCCCACAGAATCGCCCTTATATTTCTACATGTTCGGCCGAGCATGTGATCGATTGGAAGATTTGGACACAATATGGTCAAGACTTCTTTGAATATATTAAAGTCATTGAATACCAAGATGCCGACTGCACAATCTACAAAGTTTGGTATTGCGGTGATGCCAAGAATCCCACTTACTGTGAACGTTACATTGTCAAGCAAGAGCAGATGATGAACTTTGAAAACTTGATTGAACCCATTGAAACATTTACACTACCCATGGGCATTCCAATTCCTGCTATTCAAGTTCTAGCACGTCCTGACCAACGCCGCAATGATATGGGTGTTAGTGATCTCAGTGAAGCCGCAGATGCACAACGTGAATTGTTCAAACTAGAATGTGAAGCCTATGATAGCGTTAGATTTAGTAAACCAATTATCCGTGCTGCCGCTGGAATTCGTATACCAGCTGGAGGTGGTGGTATCGTTCGTGGCGACAAAGATCAAATGGAAGTGTTCAACATTCCCACACAAGACATACAACAGATCCGCGAGCAACAACAAAGTATTATTGACCGGTTAGATGGCTTCTTGGGCCGTGGTTCAATTAGATCATATCGAACACAAGCACAAAGCGGTATTTCAATTATTGAAGAACGCCGTGCCCTACATCGCAAGGCCAGCCAACGTGCTCGCCGTATGGAATCAGTAGAAAAAGAAGTTCTCAAACTAGCAGCCATGTTCATGGACCAACGCTTTGTTGGTGACATTGAATATAATACTGATTACGAAGACAAAGATTTACAGTTCAAGATGGCCTTGTTGCAAACAGCACAAAGCCTAAGTGGAACTAACCCTATAATCCAAGGCATCATCGACAAGGAAGTTATCAAGTTGATTACTCCACCTGATGAAACTGCCGCATACCTAGCACAAATTGGCCAAGCTGTTGCCGAACCTCAGACCAATGCCTATGATTGGTCAACCAGTGGTGATGCACAAGATCAATTGGTTGTTGAGAAAGAGTCGGATCAGATATTTGACAGTGAAATCCAAGATAAGGGTGTCACAACAAATGATCCACTAGCACGTCAACTGATCATGTTAGGCGTAGGTAGATAAAGAATCGCGCCTTTAGTCTATAGGCGTTAACATAGACCCTGGGGTAGATCCCCTTAAACTCTGAAAGAAAATTTAAAATGGATGTTAAAAATTCAAATGCGGTGACTCCGAACAGTCAACAAGGTGGTCAGAATATCTATGATACTCAACCACAAAACACAGTTGATAATGATATTCAAACTGGCCCTAATTTAGGTGCTATTAGAAAATCAGGACAACAAGAAGTATTACAAGCACTTAGCAAAGTTGCTGGCGTGGACTTTTCGAAGCCCAAGGACGCTGTCAAATTCGTTGAGAGCCTAGTAGGACAACAATCCGGTGGTTCCGATAAACCAAGTAAAGAAGTAAAATCAGGCAAAGTTGGTGGTGAGCTTGCCGAACTGCGTGCCATGATCCAAGGACTGCAAGGTCAATTGGAACAAAAGGATCGTGCTGTTCGTCAAACAAGTCTACAAAGTCAGATCAAAGAAACTGCTATTCGCAATGGATTTGATCCTAACATGTTAGACATTGCTACAAATCTGTTTGAAGCTAACATCGATTATGATGAGTCAGGTAATTACTTCGTAAAAGGCGCGAACGGTTCTGTGAAGTTGGATAGCCGAGGCAATCCATATACATTAGAACAACTAGCAAGTGACATTTTGAGATCTAGGCCAAAGTTGGCCGCTGATGAAGGACGCACTGGAACTGGTAGCCGATTTGGCACTGGTGTTCAACGTAGTCCTGATGCGATTCCTGATGCTTCATCTGACCTAGAAGGTTGGAAGAAGTGGAAAGAAAGTCAAGGCATTGGCGGACGTAGTTTGAAGGCTCTTAGTGTCACGATGAATAAACCAATCGTTTAAAAGACAAATTAAAAGGAAACTATTATGTCATATTTTATCGGTGGAACATCTGGCGAAGCTAACGCATTTGAAAAGACAATCCAGAATTCCGCAATCCAAGTATTACACGAGTCTCAAGGACTTGTAAACATGACCAACGTTGTTATGCCAAATCAGGGCAATACATACAAGGTCCCACACATGGCACCTATCTCTTATGGTGACTATGTAGACCAATCTACTAACCCAACATACAACGTTGGTGGAAGTAACATTGAACAAACAGCACAGATCACAGCTAAAGAAGTTGTTGCTACTCCAGCAGTTGCAATGACCGCTTTTAGTAAGTTCTTAGGCTGGACAACAGCTTTCGACTTGGCTTCTAACCTAGGTACTGAACTAGGCATGAGCTTTGCTGAAAAGGTTGATCAACGTATCACCGCCGCTTTCGTTGGTAACCCAAGCGTTGTAAGCAGTGGCGACACAAGCCTAGCTGGTTTTGCTAACACACAAACAGTAGTTAACTACACTGTTGGCAATGCTCCACAAACAGACGGTTTCACACGTATTCAAGCCAACGCCGCACAAGGTCTAATCGCCGAAGGCAGCACTGCTACTGTAACCTACGCTGACTACACTGCTAACACAGTTGCTGGTCTAGTTCGTAACGTTATCAAAGCATGGCGTAAATCACGTAACCCTGGCAGACCAACTATTATTCTTGGTCCTAACGAAGAACAACGTTTGTTGTCTGAGTTAACAGGTGGTGCAGTTTATAGCCCAGCTAGCCAAGGTGGTCCTAGCATCAATGCTGGTTTAACCGCCCTTGGTGATGAACTATTGGCCACTGGTATGTTGCGTAACCTATACGGTTGCACAGTTGTGTTCTCTACATTCCTACAAGCCAGCGTTACTGGTCGTTGGGTTGATGGTGCACAAGTTACCGCTACTAGCGTTGGTGCCGCTATCGGTCCAAATGCTATTACTACTGTAATGGTTAAAGGTCTTGACATCTCTATGGGTGACAAAGACGGTGGATTACAAACATGGATCACTGGCCTAGGCTATTTTGGTTCTGGTGTTGTAGACCAAGCACGTGGTATCGCAATTAACATCGCTTAATTGTAATAGGGCCCATTTAGGGCCCGTTTCGGAGAACTAATATGGCAATAGCAAGTTTTTTAGCATACACTGATTCAACCCTCCAACCCGGAGGTGTAAATCGCATCTCGGCAGCTACCCCTGCTGATCTAGCGTTTTACGATCGTGCGGCTTACAAACGTCTGCAACAGGTATATCCCACAGGAGATACCAATAACAATAATGGTCCCGACCAGGACTATCAATTGTCATACACATATTTTCCTAAAGCCAGTATCGAAATGCTGATCATGCTAGAAATGGGATGGTGGCCTCTGTATGTAGAACGCACTCTTGGTGCTTACTACTACAAGCAAGATCCTAATTCTGGTGTGACAGTCACAGCGTTTACTCCGCAGTTGTTGGTTAAGCAAAACCAAACATTGATCAGATTGGAAGTGTTCAAGGCAGTAGAAATTTTCTACTCAACTTTGGTCACTGACAACTCTAACATCAATGAAAAGGATGCACAAAACTATCAATTCGCACGCAGACGTTTTGAGGAAGAGTGGGAGAAAGCTATTCAAGAAAGTTATTTCTATGACCTATTGAATACACAAAACTCTGCTCATCCAGTTATCGGAACTTACCAACAAAGCTGGTTGGCTGATGTCAACTTCTTTGAAGGTGATAGGAGATATTTCTAATGCCTTTGTTCACATTGGCACAAGTGCAGTCTACCTTGACCAACTATGTGTTGGCCTCGGATCAGACTAATCTAATAGAAGTTTTCTACAACTTTCCCTCTGATGAGAATGTTGTTACAGAAGGCATCTATGTTGCACAAGTGTATCAGGCAGATAGAATGAAGAATTCTAACGGTATCACACCGGGAGGACACGTCTACACTATCAAAGATCGTATTGAGATGTATATTGTGAGTCAACAAGACAATCCGTTCATTGAACAGGAATTGGCTATTTTCCCACAGTTCATTGATGATCCGCTTTTTGTTAATCAAGGCTACTACTTACGTGAACATACCATAGAACAACAATATGTGAAGAACAGTCAACGCTATCGAATCATATTTGATCTTTCGAGATTGCAAGTTATATAAAGGAAAACAAAATGGCAAATATTAATGTATCAAGCCCAAGTAATTTTGTTCACTTATATCTTTCCACAGCTACCATTACCGACGTCACTGCCTCTGGCGTGCTTGAAGTAATCGGTCTACAAGATGTAACTGTTACAAATAACAACGGCGTATTCCGCTGGAAACAATTAGACCAAACAGGTCAATTGGTTGCAGTGACACCAGCCACAAACAGTCTAAACCTAACTATTGTTTTAGATGATGCTGTGTTCTATGGTTCGGGTGATGTTCTTGCCGGTGGCTCTGATTCACGCAGTGCAGCCGCTCAAGGTCTATTCAACCTAAGCAATGACAAAGAGCGTGTTTATTTCGCGTTCGAGTTTGGTGGTGGAACTACTTCCACAGTTTCTGGTTCTGGCTTCTTGTCAGGATTGGCACCAAAGGTTACTCCAGACCAACCAGTTTGGATCAGCCCATTGATCGTTGAAGTATCCGGCAAATATACTACCGGTCTAGGTGGTATGGGCGTTTAATCTCTAACAGGATTTGATGCAACAAAGGGCCTTTTCAGGGCCCTTTCTCATGGTCTGAGTAAATATACATGAAGGGTATACAGATATGGATTTTAATGATCATTCTATGACTGAATTGATCACTAGTCTAGAAGCCGAATTGGCTAAAAGTCTAAGTGAGATTCGTCATGCACAAACTGATTTAGACAAGGCTGAGAATCGTCAGAAATTCATTCTTGCTCTACTACATCACATCAAACAAAGGATATAAAGATATGCAATTAAAGAATTTAGCGAAGAAACCAGAACTAATCAAAATCACCATCGATGATGAGGATACAGTGGCACAATATGGTGAACCACTTGATTTTTATGCAATGGATCGCCAACCTATGGAAACTTTCTTAAAGTTTGCCGCAGGTGATCGTCAAGATTTTGGCACCATGGCACAATTGCTTAAGGACATGGTTTTGGACGAAGAAGGTAATCCAGTCATTCGAGATGGATTGGTATTGCCTAGCAAGGTTATGGTATCGGCATTTAGTCGTTTGGTTGAACAATTGGGAAAGTAACCGGCGGGGACTATTCCGACGATAGTCCCGAGGTCTATGTGGCACTGACATTAGATCGAATTGGCACTAGATATGGTCTATTGCCAAGCCAAGTTCTTAACCAAGCGTCGACTTTGGATATCATGGTTATGGATATCAGCGTCAGTTATGAAAAAATGAAGCTGGAACAAAGAGATGGCCATGCACCAAAAATGACCGAAGAGGATATGCTTCGAGCATTAACTTTGAAAAAGACAGGAGCAAAGCAATGACAGATCGTATTGATATAAAAATTGATGTTTCAGGATTAACCAAGAAATTGGGCAATCTTAATCAACTGCGAAATCAAGCCATGCCATTGCTTTATACCAAATTTCGAGATGTCACTCCTATCGACACTGGAGCTGCCAGAAATAATACTGTGTTCCATAGTAATGTTATCGAAGGCAATTATCCATATGCTTCAGTGTTAAATGATGGTCGTGGCTTTAGAGATGGTCAGATGCGTGGTTCAACTCAAGCACCTGATGGTATGGTAGAACCTACCAAGGCCTATGCTCGACAAATCATACCTCAGTTGGTTAAAAAATTAGGAAAGTAAAATGGCAGATATTTCAATCACACTAACATTAGATGATGCACAATACCAAGCTGGTATGAAGGCTGCGGCCACTGCGGCTCAGAATTTCAGCAGTCAAACACAAGCCAGTATCAATGCAGCCACAGTGGCCATGAACAATTTAAACGCTGGCATTGGTCGATTACAAACAGGTGCTAAC